CCGTTCCATATGGTGTAGGTGGAGGACCGCCCTGCATACCTGCTACAAGGTTAGCCAAGAACATAGCATCAAGGAATCCGTATTCATCTTCTTCTGGTTTTTTAGCAACAAATGTATCTTTGCCCATTCCTGCATGATGCCTTGCGCCAACGCCTCTGCCTCTTAGGTCTGCTAAAAGTTCTGGACTAAACGTTCCTCTTCGTTGGTTAGCCTGTCTTCGTTCTGCTAAAAGGGCTTGACTAAAAGGTGAAACTTTAGCCTTCATTCCCATATGAGGTTTACCTGCATTACCTGTTCTATGATTAAATTCTACAGATAGTCGCCTTTTCCTTCTTTCTTCATCTGTCAAAGGTTTTCCAAGAATTAAGTCTCCAAGAGTAAAATCATATCCTTGATTAACAGATTGTGGATAGTGAGTTTCTTCTAAAGAAAATTGATTTGGTATATCCCACCATTGATTAGCCATATTATTCTCCTACGTTATTCCTAGTAAGCCCATAAGAGGACCACCTGCGGCTAAACCTACACCACCAGCCAAAGCACTAACAAGAGGACTAGGGCCAGCAGGACCGGTAGCAGTAACATTACTGCCGAAATCACCAGAGATGGCGGCAAGGTAGTTCTGCAATCCGATACTCGGAAGTTGTGATTCATAGGCGTATCTATCCATAGCACTCTGAATTCCTCGTTGTTCCATAGCCTGACGCTGTTGACCAACCTTATCCATTGCGGCAATATTAGACAGCGGAGCAGACATAATATTGGGATACTGCCCTAAGTAACCTGTTCCAATACCTGCACCTGTGGCTCCCTGCCCAATACCAAACTGCTGTGCGCCAAGACCCATCTGTGCCGCACCCATTCTACGGCCCTGTGCTTGGTTGTACGCATCAAACATAGCCTTTCCAAGGTTATCTGTAACTCTCTGGTTTGCGGCGGCTACAGCGTTAGCCTGTACAATGTCGCCTCTCGTACTCCCTCCCGGCTGGTACTGGACGATCTGTGATCTAATACCCGGTAGTATCTCTCCGGTCAACTGGCCCATAGCCTCGCTCCTGTAAGCGTCTGCGAGAGGATCAAATACTGACGTATCTACCTCTCCACTTAACATTCCTGCATACTGAGCATCAGTGAATGGTGTAAGTCCTGCATATCCGGCTCCAGACATTGGGCTTCGCATAGCCGTACCGTAGTCCATTAAGTCTCTACCGTACTGTAATCCACCTAACTGTGTAGTTTCTGCTCCTGCCTGTAGGTTGGCAGGACGTGGACCTGTCGCATATGTAAGTGCAGAGGTCTGCGCTTCAAGTGAGGCAGGATCAAATGGAGCAATTCTGGTTCCAGAGTAATAACTCGGAGTCATCTTACCTGTAGAATACAGGTCTTCCGCTCTAGCAAATCCTGTCTTTAGATAGTCTTTCTGAGCGTCCCACGGTTCTGTCCGTGTGGTTTGTGTTTGGCTTCCTCCTGACATATATTACTCCTTCATTAATTCGACACCGACAAGGATTGGAGCGCTACTTGTAATCCCTTCGGGAAAATATGGATAGTAATCATAAGCGTCCCTATCCTCTCTGTATCCTGACCGCTCCCACATACCATCGTGAGGGCTATATGTGTATCTAGGATACACATATTTATATCCTTCAACATCTGGCATAGGAAGTCCTGCTCCTATAGTTTCCGGGCCACCGGGTTCTTTAGTAGAAATAAAGTCAGTTGACCAAGCAGGTAGTTTGTCTGGTGTAGAACCTGTAATTCCAGTTGATCCTGTGTAACTTAAGAATCCGGGCAAACCTTCTAGTCCAGTTCTTGCTCCTGCGCCTGTACTCCAAGGGCTATAGTCTACTTGCAATAGGCCGGGAGCCAAAGGCTGTGATATTGGTATAGGTGTTCTTACTGCCATTTGCTTTTAATATCCTTTGTTATTACTGAGTATTCGTTATCCCATTTTAATTTTCTTGCAAGACCTTTTCTTGTCCAAGCCTCTATAGCAGAGCATCTGTGTCTTACACCAAATCCTTCAATGACTTCTATAAAATCTTTCCAATACTCGTAGTCGTGACCGCTTTTGGTAGCAAAGGTAATTATCCTTAAGACTCGTTTCCTTGGGTATGTAATGATTTCTGTAACGCCAGCGCAGAATATCTCTCCGTCTTTCATTCCTACCCATAAGGTTTGGCTTTCGTCAAAGACTTTTTGCAGTACATCTTCTGAGAATAATTCTCCTTCAGCGTGAGCCAGAGCCTTATCTATTAACGGCTGTACTTCATGCCATACATACTCCACATCATCTGAGTTTACAATGAGAAGTGTAGGTTTGTCTTTGTCAACAGGTCTGTGAACAGATGTTAGAACTTTGTCCATGATGTTCCGTTGTATAAATACACGCCTTCTCCGCTACCGGGATTCCAATCAGTACCATCAGCATACCTAATGTCACCAACTCTAGGACGCTGTGGTTCCTCATGTATACGCTCAAGCCTAAACGTAGCCTGATTATACAGTATTCCTCCAAGTCGTTTCAACTCGGTTACAAGATATATTCCAAGATCATCTACGCTTTCAGGTAGTGGACCCGGCTCATACAGTGTAACACTTTTCTGAACTCTGTCAGAGTAAGTAGCCATTAATAAGACCTTGATCCTCTAGCGCCAATGTTCTTTACGTCTATTGCATAACCATCTAATTCCCAATCCATATCTGTAGTAGACTCAAACTTAACAGCATACAACTTACCAGTACCTCTTACAGATACTTTAGACTGAGTATTGGGATTAAATGTAGTGGGAGAGTTCCATGTAATACCTTCTTCAGTAGACATGGACGTACCTAAATATACTTTTATTGTATTGTCACTACTAATTGACATTTTAGGATAGATAGCGCTAATTCTTTTTACCGTTGTCTGGTCTGGTTTTCCTTGCTCGTTTAAGGTAAGGCCGCTTCTCTCAATGTAAGCGTCCATAAACGTAGTGTCTTCTTTGTTGCCAGAGTTATCACGGTATAGTTTAGTGTTGCCGGGATCAGCAAACAACAATACCTTATCCTGTAGGTCGTAACTCATAGTCCAAGGACCAGTAGAACTTTCCCAAGTATCAGTAGTTGCAGCCCATGTAGTTGCTCGTACCGGGTTTCCTACGTTACCATAACCAATGTGTGATAGGTCAGGTATATCTCTAATAGTAAACGTATTAGTAATGTAGTTCCATACTACCGCTTTATTGGGTTGGTCTGTTGTCGCGCCATCAGCCGTAAAGCAGAAGAGTATTTCAGTTCTTCCATAGTCAGCAGTAACAAAACATTTATTAGTCTGCTGTCCGTCAATAGACTGGAACACATATTCTTTTAACTTCATAGGTAGGATTGGTTTAATCCTCTGCCCATCATTAATGTAGAAGTTGCCTTTACCAAATATAGCGTGACCGCCATCAAACTCTGCAACGCAGTTCTTTGCTATAGCACCGATAGTAGGAGACAACTGACGGAAGGAGAATATAAACGGCGTACCAACAAACGTCATAGAGTATACAGCATCTTCCTTATATATCATAAAGGAGTCTCTTAACTGTAGACCGTCTAAGATATCTCCTTTGCTGTCTGCCAGTTCAAATTCGCCAGCATCAACCGTACTCGTTGTCTCATTCCATGAGGTAGGAAGTGTCTGAGTCGCAGATTCTGTACTCCATTTGACTACTCTGGGAAAGTTTACACCGTCTTTAGTAATATTAAGAGCGATCAGGAATGATCTAAATGCTCTCATTGATTTACATAGGGTAGTAATCTTTACTTCAGCATTATCAGAATGTGATGCCGCGCTAGTTGAGTCTGCTCCTCTAGTACATCCTGTGAAAGTTGTGGACGTTACACCAGTATAGGAAATCTTCTCTGAACCAATGTTCATTGTTCCGGCGCTAGGGAAGTCCTCTGTACTATCAACCGTAATAGTTGTAACAACGTCATTAATAGAGCCATCCAACAGTGTAAGGCTAGGCCAGTTAGTCAAATCCTGCATGAGTTGGCTAGACAATGGCTTGCCATTTGTCAATGCCCAATATTGAGGATTATCAAAGTTATTGGTCATTACAAGAACACCACCGATAATGGTAGAGGTCCATCCTTCATCAGCAGTAGCGGAGTAGGCTCCGCTGGAACGTGTAATATTATACCATTTAGAAGACCTGACTACTGCATCTCCATTAGTATGTGATGCGGCTGTAGTGCTGTCAGCGCCTCTAGTACAGCCAGTAAACGTAGTTGTAGTTTTTCCTGTATAAGTGATGTTTTCTTCACCTATAGTTATCGTTCCTGAACTTTCAAAACCTGTAGTGCTTGCAACAGTTACAGTAGTTACAGATGCGTTTATGTCTCCATTAAGAGTTGTAGACGTTCCTGTATTATCGTATGCGTATATAGCGGCAAGACCGCCAACAACCCAATACTCAGGAGTGCCAAGAGTTATTTGGGTTATATGGTACGGAGCAATAGGGCAGGTAGACATAACCTCTGAATAGCCCGGACATTTTTTGATAGAACCTTCTTCGGTTTTTACATTATTGCCATCAGACCATACATTAGGCGGTAGGTTCCAAGAACTTTTCTCCTTGACTATGCCTACCTGTCCGACATTATCTATATTAATTAACGCCATTAAATGTACCTATAGGGCGAGTGCTTTAGACAATTTTTGTTTCATAATTTTGCTTCTGCGTAACGATCCGACGCTTCCGTTTCAAAAATTCTGGACGCATCTTCTCAAAGGCTTCACTGACCTTTGGGTCTTTCAGCCACCGCTTTTTAAGTTTGGCAATGCTGGTCATGTCCGGTTAAATGTCCGGTTCGATGTCCGATTAATGGGCGTAAAAGGGCTATAAAATGGTTAAATGGCCGGTTAAATGGCCGGTTAAATGGCCGGTTAAATGGCGTGATTATTCGCGGCAATCCCGCCTTTTTGATGACAGGTCATCACTTCGGATACCTCGCCTTCACCGCCTGACGCACTCCCTCAAGCGCAGTCACAGATGCCATGCGTTCCTCTACTACGCCTTCCCACAGGGCGACGATGAGTTCGTCTAGGGATGGGTATTCTGCTTGTCGTTTTTCTGCGTAGGTTCGGTTGTCAACTTCTGGCGTGTTCCATTGATCGACAATGGCTTGTTTCTCTGCGTCCGAGAGTTCAACTAGTTCACCGTTTACGTTCTTTTTTGTAGGGATATTTTCTTTCGTAAACATTATGATTGCTCCAATCCATACAAATAAAATTTAGTCGTTGGTGTTCCCTGAATTCCTCCGGTTCCTACAATCCTAAAGCCTGTGCTGGAAACAGGAGTACCCACTTGATTGGTTCTGTCGTAGAAGCCCCCCAAGACAGGTAACTGTAGATTTTGACTGTTGTTATATCCATAACCAAAGAAAGACCCTTTGGTAAGTTGAGCGGTTCCGTGCGGGTTCCAAAAAGTAATTTCTAGGTTTTGCCCTGCGTACCAGACAGATGCGGTTTCGGGTACAGTATCAGGTCCAATTCGGGCATAATCACTTGCTACCCCTGCCGTGCTTGATAATGTCCCTGTGTTTGTCCATCCCGCTGTGCTAAATCCGATATTAGCAATAACCGCATCTGAAGGATTTGGATTGCCAAGTTTTAAATCTACATCGCCATTGGTATCAACAGCGTGAATATTTACAGCCACAAGTTTATAAACGGAATAGGTTGCACTAAAAACATCTTCAAAATCTATTTGAGTTACGTTTGAAGTGTTGGAAGTAGTGCTTATATGCGCCCAAGTGGCAGGAAACCCTGTCTTAGTTGCACTGGTTACATCAATCGTTCCACCACTCGCAACCGTCAGCGTTCCCCCGCTTGGAATAGTAAGCCCACTGTCCTTGATCGTGACTCCATCGACTGCAACACCATTGGCGGCAGTGCGTTCGGAGATCGTATTGACTTTAATTTCACTCATTTCGGGTGCGCCTCCTTCACTGCTTCAACGTGGTCAAGCCATGTTCTGCTTCCGTTCACCGAATCCCAATACTGCATATCCAGTTGGTCAGCGATGGGGGCGTATGCTTCGGCTCTCGCTCTTGCGTAGGCTTTGGAGTCGTATTCTGCTTGCCACTCCGCGTGTGCGGTTTCGATTTCTGCCTCAGATGGTTGCGATCTTTCTTTGGCGTTCCACTGAGCGATGTATGCACCTTGTCCATCGTCTTGTAGAGAGAAGTCGATCTCCGGCGTGAAGCCTAATTTAATTAAACCGTTTGCAGTAATCATATTAACTTACCAATTTGTAACCGCTAAGAATCGTTCCGAAATTTTGAAATTTGTTTGTTCCTCCACCAGATACATAGCCGTACAACTCGATGTAATCCCCGGCAGAAAGCGCGACAACGATACTGGTTGAAGCCAACATATAATATCCGGGGGTTCCGGCCGACCTCTGGTCAAAATATGCTTGTGAGCCTGAAATCGCGGAACCGTTTTTGTAAATTTTTACGCTAGTTTCTGCTATTACCTGTGACGCATCGTATCCGCAAATACTTCCCCAAAACGTATAGTTACCGCCTTCTCCAGAAGGAACCGTAAATCTATAATTTGTGGTCGAATCAAATGCGGAATCGGTATCAATAATTTCTGCTTGCAAATTTGCTTTTGTCCAAGTTGAGGCGGAGACTGTCTGATCTGTATTTGAATAAGCCGTAAATGCAGGGGTATTAGTGCCTCCAAACCCTGTCGCTGTGCCACTGTTCGTGATCGTCGCGCCTGATGCTATTGCAAGAGTCGCGCCTGATGGGATCGTGGTGGTATCGCCCGAGTCAGAAATCTGGAGAGCCGTCCCGGTTGCTGGGCTTAGTTTATTTGCCTTGACTTCGGATGACATCAGACACCTCCTGTCAGTGCTGTGATTTCTGCGTCAGTCAAACCAAGTGCAGAGAGTTTGTCGTGCGCTGATTGTTTGTCTGCGGCTTTTTGTAATTCTTCTGCGGTGGGTTCTGGTTCGGGTTCGGGAGGACGCGCTACGAATGATCCGTTGTACTCTCCCCCGATCCATGCGTTAGCGTCTGCTTGGATCAGTTCACCGTCTGCGTTGTATTCAGACTCGCCATCCCATTCCACGATGTTTGTAACGAGGGAGTCTTTTACGATTGCGTATTTCATTAT